CAAAGTGCGCAGGCCGTGCAGTCAAATCTGGAATTCAGTGTAACCGAATTGTCCTCTGTCATCCAAATTTGTCGTTTGGTTGGCGGGATACCGCTGGCGATTGATCTGGCTGCGGGTTGGAGCGAAGTGCTCTCGCCTGCCGAAATCATCACTGAGATCCAACACAGTTTGGATTTTCTGGCTGCCGAACGCCGCGGTGGCAACGCCCATCATCGCAGTATGCGGGCCGTCTTTGATAGCACCTGGCAACGGCTCGATGAAACCGAGCGAACCGAAGCGGCCTGCCAAGGAGGAGCGCGGCATTCGTTGCCCAGGCTGCGGGTGCGGCCACTGGCGGGTCGTCTACACCCGGCCGTCGTCGGGCAGCCGGCTCGTTCGTCGCCGCGAGTGCCGCCACTGCGGCCGCAGGATCGTCACCTACGAGCGCGCGGCGTGAGTTGCGGCGGGCTCGGGCGAGGTCGGAGTCCATATGCGTAACGATCTGCATCTGCCTCTCCGCTAAGCCGGACATCGCGCCGCGCCACGGCGTACTCCCCAAGTAGCGACCTCGCGCTTCGCGCCGCGGCCGCGATGGGAACTGCCGTGGCTGAAGCCCTCGACGACAAGATCCGCGACAACGCCTCCGGCCCCGCCAAGGCGTCGAACGAGACCGGCTCGGTCGAGCAGCACTCGCTGCGCGACCAGATCGAGGCCGACCGCTATCTCGCGTCCAAGGACGCCGCCGCCAACCCGCGGAAGGCGCTCCGCTTCACGAAGCTCGTCCCTCCGGGGGCCGCGTGATGGGCCTCCTGTCGTCCATCTTCGGCAGACGTCCAGCGCCGACTCCCCACCAACGCGGTGTTAGTCGCCGGGTCATCCTCCGCGCCGGATTCGACGCCGCCAAGACCACCGACGAGAACCGTCGCCACTGGGCGGAAGCGGATCACCTCTCGGCAGACGCCGCCGCCACGCCCGAGGTCCGACGCGTCCTTCGCGCCCGCGCCCGTTACGAGGCTGCCAACAACTCCTACGCGAAGGGCATCGTCTCGACCCTCGCCAACGACTGCGTCGGCACGGGCCCGCGCCTGCAGGTCCTCACCGACTACCCAGAAGCGAACGCCGCGATCGAGGCGGGGTTCGCCGCATGGGCGAAGGCCGTCGACCTCCCCGGCAAGCTCCGCACGATGCGGATGGCGAAGGCGGTCGACGGCGAGGCGTTCGCGCTCCTGACGACCAACCCCGAGATCGCGAGCGCCGTCCTCCTCGACCTCCGTCTCGTTGAGGCCGATCAGGTCGCGACGCCAACCATGCGGCTCGCGTCGTTCCTCGGCGACCGCGACGTCGACGGCATCGAGTTCGACACCTTCGGCAACCCGACCTACTACCACGTCCTTCGATCGCATCCGGGATCGACGTTCGGCATCGCGGCGCTCGAGTACGACCGCGTGCCTGCAAAGGGCATGCTGCACATCCACCGCGTCGACCGGCCCGGCCAATCGCGCGGCGTCCCCGAGATCACGCCGGCGCTTCCGCTCTTCGCGCAGCTCCGCCGCTACACGCTCGCCGTGCTCGGAGCCGCCGAGACCGCCGCCGACTTCGCGGGCATCCTCTACACCGACGCCCCCGCCGCGGGCGAGGCCGAATCCATCGAGCCGATGGACACGGTCGAGCTCGAGTCGCGCGCGCTCGTCACCATGCCCGCGGGCTGGAAGATGGGCCAGGTCGACGCGAAACAGCCGTCGACGACCTACGGCGACTTCAAGCGAGAGATCCTCAACGAGATCGCGCGTTGCCTGAACATGCCGTTCAACGTCGCTGCGGGCAACAGCGCCTCGTACAACTACGCCTCCGGCCGCCTCGACCACCAGACGTACTTCAAGGCGATCCGCGTCGAGCGGAGCGAGTTCGAGTGCCGCGTCCTTGACCGGATCTTCTCCGAGTGGCTCCGCGAGGCCGCCCGAGCGCTCGGCATCGTGCCCGCCGCATTCCGCGATGCCATGAGCGTGCCGCACGCGTGGTTTTGGGATGGCCACGAGCACGTGGACCCCGCGAAGGAAGCCACGGCACAATCGACGCGACTCGCATCGCACACGACGACCCTCGCCGCCGAGTACGCCCGTCAGGGGCTCGACTGGGAGGACCAGATCCGCCAGCGCGCGAAGGAGATCGAGCTCATGGATGAGCTCGGCCTCATCGCGCCTGCGGTCACCACGAACAACCAGACCGCCGTCATGGAGGACGAAGATGCCGAACGGAACGACTGAACTCCGCGCCGTGCGCATGAGCGCCCCGATCGAGCGATGGACCGACATCGAGGCCCGCGCAGGTGAGTCTGCCGAGGCCAAGTCGCTCCGTCGGTTCGAGATGGTCGCCTACACCGGCACCGCGATGGAGCTCTCGGGATGGGATGCCCCGGTCGTGATCGACCTGGCGGGCCTCTCGATCCGGGGCAGCGCTCGACCGATCCTGAAGGATCACTCGCCGTCGATGATCGTCGGCCACACCGAGAGTGTCGGCGTCGAGGCCGGGCGACTCCGCGTTGCAGGCCTCGTCTCCGGCTCCGGCCGCGTCGCGGGCGAGATCGTCGAGAGTAGCCGCAACGGATTCCCGTGGCAGGCGAGCGTCGGCGCGAAGGCGACTCGCATCGAGTTCGTCAAGAAGGGCCAGACCGCCTCGGCGAACGGCCGCACCTTCGACGGGCCCGTGCACATCGTGCGGGCTTCGAGTCTCAGCGAGATCAGCTTCGTGGCGCTCGGCGCGGACGACGACACGTCCGCCCGCGTCGCCGCCATCGCCCCCGCCGCCAACGGCGGAGAGGACACCGAGGACACCATGCCCACCGTCAACGACGACACCACCGGCGTCGCGAGCGCCGACGACCCGGTCGCCACCATGCGAGCGCACGCCGCCGCCGAAGCGACCCGCATCGCCGCGCTCCACACCATCTGCGCAGGCCATCCCGACATCGAGGCGAAGGCCATCGCCGAAGGATGGTCCACCGAGAAGGCGGAACTCACCGTCCTTCGCGCGGCCCGTCCCGCGGCCGGTCCCTACGTCAACTCCGGTCGCCAGCCCGTCACCGCGAAGGTGCTCGAGGCCGCCGCCTGCCTCTCGGCGGGCGTCGCCGAGAAGCGGCTCCTCAAGGACTTCGGCGAGAAGGCCCTCGACGCCGCCGATCCGCTCCGGTCGATCGGCCTCAAGGACCTCGTCCGCGCCTGCGCCGAACTCGAAGGGAAGGCCCTGCCGACCGTCTTCGGCGACGGCACCGCGATGGTGCAGGCCGCCTTCAGCACGCTCTCGCTGCCCACGATCCTCGAGGGCACGATGCAGCGGACGATGCTCGATGCCTACGAGGCGGTGCCGGTCGTCGCCTTCGACGTCTGCCGCGTCGGGAGCGTCAAGGACTTCCGCGAGGTCACGCGCGTGCGGCTCCTCGGCGCCGGCCGCTGGGAGAAGGTCGCGCAGGACGGCGAGCTCAAGAGCGGCAAGGTCGCCGAGCAGACGTTCACCAATCAGGCCGACACGCGGGGCATCCTGATCACGCTCACGCGGCAGGATCTCATCAACGACGACCTCGGCGCGTTCCTCGACCTGCCCCGGCAGATCGGGATGGACGGCGCGGCGACGATCGACGACGAGTTCTTCCGGCTGCTCCTGTCGAACCCGTCGAGCTTCTTCGGGGTCGGGAATGGCAACTTCCTCTCGGGCGCGGACACCGCGTTCGGCGTCGACTCGCTGTCGCTCGCCCGCTCGACCTTCCAGAAGATCAAGGTGGGTCCGGGCGCCGAGGCCAAGGACCAGAAGCCGATCAACATCCGCCCGACGCGGCTCCTCGTGCCGGTCGAGGTCGAGACGGACGCACAGGTGCTTCTCGGCAGCGCCCAGATCCAGCTCGACGGATCGTCGGCGAAGACGAAGCTTCCGGTCGACAACCCGCACCGCGGGAAGTACGGCCTCTCCGTCGCGCCGCATCTCTCGGACACCTTCTACACCGGCAACAGCGCGAAGGCGTGGTACCTCTTCGCCGATCCGCGTCTCGTCGCCGCGTTCGAGATCGTGTTCCTGAACGGCAAGCAGCAGCCGACGATCGAGCGCACCCCGACGCCGCCGAACACCCTCGGCGTGACGTGGGCCGCCTACATCGACTTCGGCATCCGCGAGCAGGATCCTCGCGGTGCGCTCAAGGTCAAGGGCGAGGCCTGACACGACTGAACCACATGAACCCGCGGACGCGCGGGGCGCGATCTCCTCCGATCGCGTTCCGCGAACCGCAGACTCGAAGGGCGGAACACCATGGCTCGATTCATCCATGAAGGCAACTCGATCGACTACACGCCGGGCAGCGACACCGCCGCAGGTGCCGTGGTCGTCCAGGGCGAACTCGTCGGCGTGACCGCGCGCGACATCAAGGCGAACAAGCTCGGCGCGCTCGCGGTCGCCGGAGTCTTCGACTTCCCGAAGGCGACCGGCGGCAGCACGGCCATCGCGGCCGGCGCGCTCTGCTACTGGAACGCCGGCGCGTCACAGGCGACGACCACCGCCAGCGGCAACAAGCTGATCGGCAAGTGCGTGAAGGCGGCGGTCGACGCCGACGCCCTCGTTCGCATCCGCATGTCGCAGTGATCCCCACGACGCCACCGCCATGCCCGACCTCGTCGCCAACGGAGCCGTGTGGCTCGCCGACCAGCGGAAGGCGCATCTCTCGAAGGAGATCGCCTACGTCACCGGCGCGACCACCGTCACGGTGCTCGCGACGATCGGCACAACCGACTTCGAGGTCGTCGGCGAAGGCGGCGTGATGGAGCGCATCGAGTCGCGCGACTTCCTGGTGGCGACCGCCGACCTCCTGAACGCTCCCGCCCGGGGCGATCAGATCCGCGAGACCGTCGATACGACCGTCTTCGTCTTCGAGGTCATGGCACCCGTCCAGAGCGCACCCCCGTGGCGCTGGGCCGACGCCCAGCGCACCGCGTACCGCATCCACACCCGACTCGTTTCCAAGGAGAGCACATGACCGGAAGCACCCTCATGCTCGAATTGCTCAGCTGGTTCCAGCTCATGGCACTTGTCTGCGGGCTCATCGCCGTGTTCGCCTATCTCGGCGAGCGGAACAACCAGATCGACCAGAACGCCCGCGCGATCGGGAAGCTCACCTCGTCCGTCGAAGACCTCGTCCGCGCGCAGTCGACGACGAACGCGTCTCTGGCGAGCAGCCAGCGTGCGATCGAGGGCGTGGTCCGTCGCCTCGACGATGTGGTTCGTCGACTCGAGGCGCGGGAGGACGCGGCGATGCGCCAGACGCGACGACGCCACGACGACGCTCCGGTGATCGCCTGCGAGGCGGAGGACCGCTGACCATGGCCGCCCGCATCGTACTCGTCGCCGAAGCCGTCGCCGCCGCGATCAACGCCGCCGCGCTGCCGATTCCCGTCCAGGCGGAGATGAAGTGGATGCCGCTTGCGGATCGTTCGCAGATGGAAGGCATCGCGTGCTGGTCGATCCCCGCGACCGAGACGCCGGCTTCGCTCGGTCGCCAGCGCGGCCAGTACGACTGCGAGATCCTCGTCGCGCTCCAGAAGGCCGCTGAGGACGAGCCCGAGATCAGCGCCCTCGCCGCAAACCTTGAAGCGATCGCGACCGCCCTCTTCCAGAAGTCGCTGCCGCTCGTCGACGACGGCAACCCGCAGGGCGAGGCGGCCTACGTCTCGATGCGGATCGATCCGGTCGTCGACACCGAGCACTGGAACCGGCTGAAGCAGTACACGGGCGTCATCCGCCTCGTCTACCGCGTGTTCGTCCAGACCGGAGGCGTCTGATGCCCGCCAACCCGATCGCGTTCGAACTGACGGTCGGCACGAGCTACGTGCGGCTCTCCTCGTCGCGGCTCGTCGCCAGCGTCACGCTCGTGAACAACACGGCGGGTCGCACGATCTATGTCTCGACCGACAACGGCACCACGCGCGGCTCGCTGCCGGCGAGCGTGCCGCTTCGCCTCGAGGGCGTCGACCTCAACGCGGTCTGGGTGGCCGCCAACTCCGCCGGGACGATTCTCGGCGTCATCGGCCACACACGCTGACGAACCCGATGCCCCCGTCGCAGGGATGCGTCCAGCTCGCTCGGAAAGGAATCCCCCATGGCCATCCGACTCGGACTCAACGCCAAGCTCTACAGGAACACCGGCACCTACGCCTCGCCGACGTGGAACGAGATCGGGAACGTCAAGGACGTCACCCTGAACCTCGAGTCCGCCGAGGCGGATGTCACCGTCCGCGCCAACAACGGCTGGCGGGCGACGGTGCCGACGCTCAAGGACGCCTCCATCGAGTTCGAGATGGTGTGGGATTCGGAGGACGAGGACTTCGAGGCCGTACGCGACGCGTACCTCGACAACACCACGCTCGAAGTGCTCGCCCTCGACGGTCCCGTCACCGGCGCGGGCTCCTCCGGCAATCAGGGTCTCCGCGCCGAGTGCAACGTGACGAGCTTCTCCCGCTCGGAGCCGCTGGAGGAGGCGCTCAGCGTCAGCGTGACGCTCAAGCCCGCGTACTCGGTTAACCCGCCATCGTGGCACGTCGTCGCCTGATCCCCCACCGCACCCTCGCGGAGCGATCTCCATGCGCACCTTCAAGGACAACGCCGGCCGCACCTGGACGATCTCGCTGACGGTCGCTGCCGTGAAGCGCGTCCGCGACCTCGTGAAGCTCGATCTCCTCGACCTCGCCAACGGCCGCGTCTTCGAGCGACTGGTGGCCGACCCCATCACCCTCTGCGACGCGCTCTACGCGGCGTGCAAGCCGCAGGCGGATGCCGAAGGGATCTCCGACGAGCAGTTCGGCGAGGCGATGGCGGGCGACGCGATCGAGCATGCCTCGAAGGCGCTTGTCGAGGAGCTCATCCAGTTTTTCCCGAACGCCCGCGAGCGGGCGGCGCTCTCGCGGGTGGTCCAGACGATGGATGCCGCGATGGATCGGGCACGAACGACCGTCGAACGACGGATCGAGAGCGGCGAGGTCGAACGGACCATCGAGCTGGCGATGGCCGACGCGGCCGCGACCCCGACCCCGACGGGTGGCGAGTCGTCCACCGGCTCGCCGGACTCGTCGGCATCGACCCAAGCGACCTGACGCTTCGCGAGCTCGATGCCATGGCAGACGGGGTCATGCGCGAGCGCTGGTCGCACACCTCCTCTCTGATGGCGCTTCTTGCGAATCTCCATCGGGACACGAGGAAGGGGAAGCGATTCACCCCCGAGGACTTCGACCCGTTCATGCGACATGGCACCCGCAAGCCGCCCGCGATCCCGGCGGACATCACGGTGCTCCGGGACGTGTTCTGCGGCAAGGAGGCGACGTGATGCTCACGATGACTGTCAGCAGGAGCAGGACGCTCTTCTTCGATCGCGCGTTCGTCATCGAGCGAATCGACTCGGCGACCCGCGCATCGCTCTCCCGTGGCGGCGCGATCGTGATGCGCTCGGCGCGGAAGTCGATCAAGGATGGCGTGGTCTTGGCACGCGGCCGGGTGAAGGAAGTCGAGCAGCGGAAGGTGATCGACCGCCGCACATCGCAGCCGGGCGCTCCGCCGTTTTCGCAGACCGGACTCCTCCGCGACAACATCCTCTTCGCCTTCGAACCTGCGAGCCGAAGCGTCGTGGTCGGTCCTGCCCGCCTCGGACGAAGCACCGGTGCGCCCGAGACGCTCGAGTTCGGTGGGACGACGGTCGTCGAGCGGCGTCGCAAGGGGCGGCGCGAGAAGGCCACGGTCCGGATCGCGGCGCGGCCCTACATGGCACCGGCTCTCGCCCGCGAGGCGTCCAAGCTTCCGGAGCAGCTCCGCAACTCCGTCGTGAGGAGGAGCTGACCTGTGGCCAAGGGTTCTGCATCCGGAATCAAGGCTGGACGCGCCTACGTCGAGCTCGGTGTCGACGACCGCTTCACCAAGGCATTGCGTGCCGCGCAGGCCCGGTTGCAGGCGTTCGGCAACGCGGTGCGGAACATCGGT